GTGAAGTTAGCAAAAGAGGAGGAAAGATTGGCGGAAAGATTGGTGGATTGAGTAAAAGTGAAAAGAAACTAAATGCCGCCAGAAAAAATATGTTAAAGGCAGTTGAAAAAGCAAGAGAAGCAGGAGTATTTGATTATGAAATGTCTAAAGAAAGAGGAATAAAAGGTAATAAATCTCAAAGAGAAAAGTTTGAGAATGAAGGTAGAACAATCGCAGAACAAAAGTGGATTGTAACTACACCAGAGGGAGAAACATTAGAAGTATCAAATCTCAAAAAGTTTTGTAGAGAGAATAACTTACTACCAACATAGAGGTTATGCTTGTAAGAGATTAGAGTAAGTCATCGTGCAATAATGTCCAGAGTTTCCATCAGCATCATAGAAAGGTCTACTTGATTGTCTTCATCAACCACAGGAATGTTAGCATCAACGAACTCAGATGCTAATTGTTGCAGAAGGACAGTCATTCTCTCATCAGCATAAGCAAAGGTGGCAAAATCACTCTTGAAACCATCACGCAGCAGACGCAGAGAACGTGTTACTGTTAGGTCTTTGATTTCTTGTTGGTAGTCAGTCATTTCAGTTACCTTCAGAGATTTGGTTGAGAACATTGCGGGCAAATCGCATAAAATCGTATGCACTCACACCATCAACAGAATAAAAGTCAAGGACATCAGATCCGTTGTAAGTATTCACAATCAGCAGACAAGCATCATACAGGGCAGCAAGATGCTCCTCTTTTGAGTGAAACTGAATTGCATTGTAGGTGGGAAGTGTCATTTCAGTTTGAGTTTGAGTGATTGAAGTGCTTGTTTGCGGGACTTAATTTTGCCCTTACACATACCCTTGGTTCGTTTACACTTACCAGAATTGTGTTGCCAGTTGGGTGTCTTCATACTATAGGAACACTTTCAAGGCCCCAGGTTACAGTCGATGACGTGAAATGGTGTGGCAGATAGTGTTACAAATGTTCACACCTGTGGTCTCGAAGATGTACTCTTCATACAGAGTTTCTTCTTGATCTCGTGCTTCAATCTCGTGTGGTTGATACCAATACTCATACTTTTCAACTGGTTCTTTACAATAACAAACTTTTCCGCGACGTAACTGCAGTGAACCTACAACCCATTGGCGAAGATGCACCAACTCGTGTAAAAGAGTTTTTGTATACAACTCTTTGTCCATGTAGGTGTTTAATTCAATCAGAAAGTGCCGAGGACGGTAAGTTTCATCAGCAACATCACAATAACCATGAACACCTTCTCTTCGCAGTCCTCGATGTAAAATCTTCACATCAATCTTGTGACGTGGAAGAAACTTATTCAAAAACCAGGAAGTAACACTTTCACAGAGGAGTTTGCTATAACCGTATCCAGAATGTGAAATGTCAGGCATGATCCCCAATGTAGAAACCAAATGAATGAAAAAACAAAGATAAGTTTGTATGTTGCTGTCATCCCATACCTCTTGGAAATTGGTGTTTACAATCAGGACACAACCAGTGATCAATTCTATCACCATTAAGCAACTCAACGCCAATCACACGACTATAGAAATAGGGAGGAGAATAGTTTTCCCAGTATTCTTCTGGGATAGGCAAATCAAACCAATTTGTACCACATTTGGGGCAATTCTCAAGTTTTGTGATGTCAGTGTAGTTCATTTTGCGTACAGATAACCACCAGACCAATCTGCATTTTCAAGCAACCATTCACGATCAGCAATCAATCGCAGGTCATAACGAACACCTTTGGCAGGTGCTTTCCAGGATGCAGACTTATACACTTGTCCAGTCTTTTTATCAATGAAGCAATGCACACTGCGCGATCCTGCTGCGTTCATAATCACTTTATGATACTTTCTACCAGTTTCAGGATAGAACTCATAATCACAAATACCATCTTTCAGTTTAGCAATTTGCTTCTGATGATACTCAACTGCCTCACCATACTTGTCAATCGTCGTTTGATGAGAACGGATAGAATAGTCGATGTAGTTCTGACGCAGTGCTTCACACAGAGCATAAGTGTGCCCCAGAACAGCAAGTTCAATGTTCTTGCGTGCTTCTTGTTGTGCAGAATAGTCTGCAAAGGTTGTAGTAGTCATTTGTGCAGTGCTCATACTATAGGGGCACTTTGAAGGCCCCAGGTTTCAGAAGTCCAGATGCTTGTTAATTGCTGCTTGGATTTCTTCAGAAAGTGAAGTCGGAGGAAGAATGGGATTGACTTCACCAATGTCACACTTATAGTAATCTCCGAGACCAAACTTTGCAAAGACACCATCACCATCTGCAAAATAACGGTCTCGTGCAACTTCATCCTCAACAACAATCACTTGGAATGTAGTCAGACAGAGAACGATTGCAACATCAAAAGTTTGGTCATTCTTGAAATCTTCCAGAGTTTTCTTGTTACCCTGAAAGTTTTTCATCTTGATAACTTGCGTCTGATGTGGAGTGCGTTTGTAGAACAGATTTTGACGCATTTTCAGTTCTACTTTGAGACCCCCAAAGAGAAAATCGTGTCCAATTTGATCTACTCGAACAAGATTAGAAAACTTCTCAAGTGCTTTCTCAATCGTTGTAGATTTGGTAAAATTATCTGCACGGGATGTGAACCCTTTGTCACCGTAAGTGGAACAAACTACACCAAAAACTTTGTCCCAATTCACCTCACTTTCGAGGTGGTCAATAAGATTTGCGATTGTCATTGTTGAACTAACTCCGTTAGTGTCTTGTACGTTTTAGAGTATAACAAATCCGTTTTGGATTGTCAACTCCTTTAGTAGGGACAATTTGAAGGCCCCAGGTTAAAACTATTTTCTAAAAAACCTGCAATTCTGCTGCACTGAATGACCTATGACACCCTGACAGTAGAATTGCAGAAAAATCAGGTTTTTGCTGTAGTGGTGGACAGGGTTCTCAATGGGTCTCATTTGCGAACCACCGACACAGCAGGTTGACCCTGATTAAAGGTAGTATCAACAACCGACTGAACTGCGCGGGCAGTAGTGATACCAACCTTGTTGTAGACAGGAATACAAACCAGACCGAACGATTTGCTATACTGACCGAGGTTGCCAGGTTCAATAGCACCAGAACGCAGATTAGCAGCATCATCGTGATGCAAACGGATCACACGACCGATAGTTTGAGAGATACCAATGTAGTCCATGTTCCGCATAAACAACACTGCTTCCAATCCAGATACATTGATGCCCTCAGATAGGATGCTATGATGTAGCACAACGAACTTCTTAGAGTTGTCTTTGCCCCATGCAGATAGAGTGTCGAAGAATACTTCCCGATTGACTTTGCGACCGTCAATAACAGCACCAGTCTTGGCAGTAATGTACATCCAAGAGTAACCGCGTTGATTGAGTTCGTAGCAGAAATCAGTTTCTGACACCAGAGCAACAATTTGTTTGGTTGCTTTAGCACAAATCAAAATCTTACCGACTTTGTTGTCATCAATCGTTTCCAGCAGGTTCTCAGCATCTCGGTCAAAGTTAGTCTGCTTTCCAGTCACCATTGGAAGTTGCTTGACAATCACTTTGGGGGGCACAATAAACCCACCTTCAACCAACTCAGGAGCAGGAACTTGGCAGATAACCTGACCATAAACCTGAGGAATGTTCATTCCAGGTTTGAACGGAGTGAGAGAATGTTTAGGAGTAGCAGTGAAGAAATAGCAACGATTTGCAGATGCAGAAAAGTGCTCAGTTGCAGGGAAAAAGTGTCTCTGAACAGAATTATGTGCCTCATCGAAGTAGATTGTGTCCACATCAATCTCTGCCTCTTGCAGACGATTTAGAGAGTGATAGGTAGTGAAAATCAGTTGGTGACGATTTGTGACCTTGCAACCAACATCGTGTGCTTGAATGTCAGACACTTTGGTGCTGCTATAATGATGAGTTTCACCAGAGTGAACGTGCATCACTTCAGCATCAGTGATAAACTCCAGAAACTCAGAAGAAAGTTGCTCAGCAAGCAAAATACGCGGAGCAACTATAACAATCGTCTGAGGAGTTTGTGATTGCAACTGACGCAAAGCATCATAGATCATCTTCAGAGTTTTTCCACCACCAGTAGGAACAATAATCTGTCCCTTTGTGTGATTTTGCATTGCAGCAACAGCACGTTCTTGATGTGGTCGAAGTTGGATTTGCATTTGCGTCATTATCTAATAGTGGGACACTTTAAAGGCCCCAAATTGTTATCAAACAACAGGAATAAGGACTTTAGGCAACTGTTGGTTCTTGACGATTTTTTGAGGAATTGACCCCAAAATGTCGTAAGGATTTACATTGCGAAGTATCATTCGTTTGGCAGCATATTGCAGAACCAAATCGTCCATCTCCTTGAGTTCATCAATGGTTTCTTTTTGACGTTTGTCAAGTTCTTCGTGAGAGCAAGCATCACTATCAAAAAGTGCGATGTTCATTGTGGTTTCATTGTCCACAAAGTTCTTCATAATTTGAGGGAACAATCGTGCCGTACGCGTAATGTCTTTTGTATTCAAAAGGTCAGCACCAACTCCAATATCTTTAAGGAAAGTTTGTGCCTCATCCCTATCATAGGACTCGATTACACCTTGTCGGGTATAGTGTTTGATGACATTCTTAGCAATCGCATCAACTTGCTGACCACTGAAGTTGTGATACAGAGTGTTGATGTATTTGACGATTGATTGCTTGTGATGTTTGCGATTTTCAAATCGTTTGCGACACAATTCAGTCACTTCTTTGACAGTGAAAGGTTTCTTTCCATCATCTGCATTGGCAGACATTCGGAAGTCATCCAGAGCATCTTCCATTCCAGACTGAAACTCTGTGCAGGTCTTTTCATCAAAAGAATACTCAGAAAACACCCACTCGGTATAACCAAGTTTCAAAAGTTTCTTAAGACGACCAAACCCATCTGCAAGATTTTCTTCAGGATAGACAGAAGGTGTTTGTTTCGTTACATCAATTCCACGGTCAAGTGAAATCTCAAGTGCATCTCTGGTTCCAGTTCCACCCTCAGTACCACCAACCCTAACAGAATTGTCAGTGTTTCCAGCAGCATCTTTGGTGTTAATTTGGGAGAGTTTAATCCAACGATATCGGTTAAACTTCCAACCAGGATATGAAATTGGTTGAGGGAGAAGTGCCTCAACTTGTTTCCGAAGTTCCAGCGGAACGCTACCCTTCGGGAGAGAAATAAAATGTGACATAATGTTTGTGCTAAAAGCAACTACAGAACAAGTTTAACAACTTTGGGAAGGGATGTCAAGCCCTGGTCTTCACCAATTTTTGGGAAGATTAAAGTTATTGTAACTAAAAACTTGACGATTGACAAGTTTGAATGTGCCAAACTGATTGGTCATCACATAACCTTCGTGGTCACATTCATCGTCACCAACGTAACAAGTCACATCCTCTTCGGTAGTGATACCTTCCATCAGCAATTCCTTTGCTTGAGTGAGAAGATTGAACAGCAGCAACAAGTTACCACTCAGGCAGTCAATCTCACGACCCTCACGAATACATTTGTTGACTGCAATCTTCAGGTCTGCTACTTCTTTTGCATCAGGGTACTTAACAAAATTGCTAACCACACTTGCAAGACCAAGAAGAAGATCAACTCTACGACGACGGGAGGTAAATTGTGCATCTACATTCAGAAACTTAACATCAGGAGATTGCAGTTCCTCATCAACACCGAAAGATGCAACTGCGTCTTTGAGATGAGTAGAACTGGTATAGGAAGTGTGTGCAGCAATGATCACATTCTCTTTCACAAGGCGACCGAAGTTGTATTCAATCGTGTTAGGTTTGTAGAAGTCATTACCACCGAAACCGATGAAATCACCTTGCACAATACCTTTGATGCGAGGGAGATTATCAAAGCAAACGTGCAAAATAGATGCCACTTTGGGCACATCACCATGATTTACTTCAATGTCATAGTGAGAATAATTGATCTTGATTTTTCTCTTGTTGAATACACTTTTCGTACCAACAAAAAACCTACCAGTGAAAGGACAAGTACCCCACACAATCGCAGGGGCACCGTCATACTTTACACTGAGAGTAGAATTACGTTCGCGCAGAAACTTAATAACCTGCTGAGCAGATTGCTTACCCAGCAGGATCTCGTCCTCAGGATGTTCCAGGTGAGTGTTCTTCATACTATAGGGACAATTTCAAGGCCCCAGATTTAGATTAAGAATAATTTATGTTAGTTTGAGATGTTTCGTTAGTAATAGTAAAATCCATATTAAAAGTTTGTCTTATACCTTTACTTTGTGGATAAGTTCCGTGTAATAACCAAACTGGAAATATTAACAATTTTCCAATTTCTGGAGTAATAGTCACAACTCTAGGAGACATCTCATAAACAGTTACATTTATCTCACTACCCATAATTAAAAATATATCATTACCGGGATCTTTT